CCAAAACGTTTTCTAATATTTACAGGGAAAGGTAATTGTTTAGGGATGAAACGTTTTCCACCAGCACCTTTAGAATTTGAAGTATTAACACTAGGCATTTGATATGCTTCTTCCATTTCTTCACGGATGATTTGGCTAATTACTTTACGTAATTTTGATTCCGATACAACACTATCATATGGAGGTAAGTCGTTTTCTGTCCATCCTAACCATGCTCCTGCTTTTAAAGCAGCTTGGTAATATTTTTCAGCTTTTAATTTATCACCTTCATTATAAGCTTCTAAACCTTTATCATAATATTCATTAGCTTGAACGGTTGATTCCATATCAGCATCACGATCACCATCAGAATCACCATAAAAAACTTCATTTAAATCACCATATCCAGATGCTTTATATTTTCCTTTAGCTTCTTTTGGCTCACCTAAACCTGGGTGGTCAACTGAATATCCTAAATCTTTAACTCCAAATTGGGCATTTTTAGTGTAGTAGATTGGGTCTTTTGCTAAATTTTTCAATACAATATCTTTTAATTGTTGCATTGTTTTTTCAGAGTTTTTAGGATCTTTTAATTCAGCATAATAGCCCATCATGATTTGATCAAAAATCAAATTGTTAGGATTTTTATCGTCTTTATTGTCGTAGTTATGGTCAAGATCTTCCTCAACTTGTTTTGAAGTCTTTTTTGCTTCAGCTTTTTCAGGTTCTTCTTGAGATTTTACTTTTTTAGCTTTAACTTCTTTAGCTTTAACTTGTGGGTCTTTAGCTTCAGTTAAAAAGTTATTGAACGCTAATTCAAATGATTCTTTTTGTATACCTACAGTTGTAGAAACAGAAGTGTCTGTTATATTTTCATGGATTATTTCACGTTGCTTTAGAATTAAAGCTGCTTCCTCAAACGTAGCTGCGTTACGGATGTAGTTTGGAAATTGACGTTTTGCTTCAGTTAAAAATACACCTTTGTGTCCTTTCCCTTCTTTGATTAATTGGTATTGTTCGTTTAAGGTTTTCATTCTTCTCCTTTTAATAATGTTTTAATGTCTTTTAAATAATCTAAAATTAAATCAGTTGCTATAACTACTTCATATGAACCTGGGTTGGCTGCATAAAATTCAGCTGTATCATTTTTAGCATTTGATAGCATTTGGGTAACTTGGTTCAGTTCTTGCTCCACTTGATCAAATGCTTTGATACGTTCTTGTTGAAAATCGTTATATTCGTTCAATAGTTCTTCTTCGAACAATTGTCTTACCTCTAAACCTGATCCTTTTATTTTATCAGGAACAGCTTTCCATCCAAGTTTATAATAGTATGGATTTTTTACTCCTTTTTCGTTTGTACCTTTTTTGAATGAATATTTAGTTGCATATTGCATTCCAGCACCCGGAGTAAAAGAAGCTCCTCCACCACCGGTAGAAGACTCCTCTTTTAATCTATTAAGAGTAGCTTTAATTATTTCTTTTAATTTATTTTGCATTTGTTACTTCTAATTCATTAACTAGATCACAATACTGTAATAGATTTACTAAATCATCATCTGTTACTTTATGTGTTTTATCTAATGGTTTAATCAAAGAAACAACTTCGTTTATTTTAATTTTGGTAACAGGATCTTTTGTTGATTTATTCAATTGTAAAAGATCATTTTTAATTTCTGTCGATTTAGCAGTATAGAATTCTTTTAATTTTGGAGAATTGTCAATAGAATTAATTAATTCTTTCAAAATAGATTTTTGATGCCCGTTTAAATTTTCATACTTGCCGTTAAATTTCTCTAGAATTATACGGTATGCTAGTGTACGAGTATCTTTATCTGATCTTTTAAATTCTTCCAACACATTATCACGTACTTTCTTTTCAGTAATATTAGCTGCAGTTAAATGTTCCAATATTGTTACTTTATTTGTAATAATATATTCCGGATCCATTGGAGTTTCATTATTGTATATTTCTAATAGCGAATAAAATGCAGCTTGTATTTTATAATGTGGGAGTTTGTGGTTAAAAAATTCGTTTAGATTATAGTGTTTTTGAAGTTCACTAATCAAATTATATTTTTGTTTTTTAACCGCTCGTCTATTGATGGTTTTAGAAGATTCTAAAAGAGTATTAATTACAATATCAGCTTTCGTCTCAGTAAGACTACTTTTTTTCAATAAAGTTTCATATAACTTATATTCTTTACCCAATTCTGTCTTCACAAAATATTTTTTGAGTATTTCTTTTACTGGTGAGTCCTTTCCTTCTAAAGTATCAGCAGTTATCTGTCTGATTAACAGTTCAAAAAGGATACCAGTATTTTTATACTTCGAATGTTTAATTTTCATTCTGTGTCTGTTGGTTTATTTATAAATATATCAAAAGTTATTACTCACGTATTTGATTTTCATCTAATAGCGATTCTTTTTGCTTATCTGCCTCAAATACTAAACGTTTTTTAGAAATTGGTATTTGTTTTAACATATCTGATTGAATAGGTGATAGAGGTTTACCTTCTAAAGCTAATGGAGATCCACCTTTGTAGTTAGGTTTGATTGAATCTGATGAATCGTTGTCTTTTTTATTACCTAAGCTACCAATTCTATCTTTTCCAAAAGCGCTATCTTGAGTGTTACGGTTAGATGCTTTTTCTTCAGGGCGTCCTAGTTTTTCATCTTCTTTATATCCTACAGGAATATTTTCTGGTTCAGTATACATTCTTCCTTTACCATATAGGGTAGCTAGATCATGTGGAGTACCATATGATTGACCTGTTTCAATTGGATCGTTTCCTTCAGATTCGATTTGTGTTAATCTGAATTTACGTTTAGAATCTTCTCTGATTAGATCTCTATATTCGTCGTACTGATCTTCGCTCAAGTGGAATATATTTTCGTAGATCCAGTCTGTAGGGAGTAAATTACTTTCTATTATAGAAGCAGCTAAATCAACTTTTTCTTTTAACAATGCGATTCGTTCTTGATCGTAAATGATAGAAGGAGTAGTTAATGATAGTTCAAAGTTAGTTAAACTTTCTGCTGTATATCCTTGAGTGTATAAGTGAACTAATGCTATTTTATTTAATTCTGAGAGGATAATACGTTGAATTCTATCAATTGTACGTGCAAATCGAATATCTTCAGCAGCTAATGTAGCTTTACCTGTTAAATCTTTTTCATATCCTAAGAATGCTTTTGGAATTTTTAACGCTGCAAATAATTTATCTCTTAAATATTCAACGTCTTGTATTCCGTCATATTGCAAACCTTGTAGTGTATCTATTTTAGTTGCTTGATCGTTTCCACGAATAGGAATATAAAAGTCTTCAAGTAAGTTTTGCATGTTGTACTTCAAGTTATATTCACCTGTTTGTTGGTCAATATATGGAGTACGTTTCATTTTTGATATTGTTTTTTGCATGAAGTTTTCTACTTCAGCAGGAGCAATATTACCTACGTTAACGTAAAATATACGTTTTTCAGGCGCACGAACAATACGGTGAATTAACATTGCATCTTCCATTAACGTATACTGTTTAAACAATTTACGTGCTGGTTCAATATATGATCTTCCGTAAGGTAAGAAGTTTGTATCTGTTAATAAACGGAAATGCGCCATCTCATAGTTATCAAATATGATTGAAGTACCTTGTTGAGCTGAATTTGGTACATCAAAATACCCGTAGCTAGAAGCTGAAATACCATCTGGATCAAATCTAAATCTTACAGATGCTGGGTTTTTCATGTCATATCCTTCTTGTCTTTCAATATGGTATGCTGTGTATGGGATTACATTGTACACACCATATTTTTCAGCTATCTCTAGTTTCAAGAAGAAATCCCCATATTTACACATGTTACGAATCCATGGCCAAAGGTTGAATTCTATATTTAATACATCGTAAAACAAATTGTATAGGATTTTTTGTACATCTTCATCCGAACTACGGATTTGAAGTACTTCTCCCATATCATTTTTCAATGTACTTTCATCAGCTATAATATCAAGTGCAGAAGCAATAATTGCATCCGTATCCATTGCATCATATTCTGAATATAGGGTTGGTCTTAGGGTTTGATAGTTAAAACTATTTTGATAGCCATATAATGAGGTGGCAGAGTTAGTGTAGATTCTATTGAATCTATCCACTAATGAGTTAGTTTGTAATTCACCAGATTGTTGAATCTGATTAACATCCATAACCTGGAGTTGGGTGCCGCCTTGATTACGGATTATTACATCAGTTGAGAATAATCGTTTTAATCTAGAGAATAAATCTTTTTGTGCCATATTTTATTTGTAATATAATAATAAATATTAGATAAGCCAACTAATATCTTCCTCTCCTCCATAAGGATTGTTTATTTTAAAAGGATTGCTATCTAAAGCGTTGTGAGAATATCCACCTGAGAAGCTTTGTTTGGTGGATGTCATACTCTGGAGCATACTTCTGGTTAAGTCTATTCCGTGTTGTTTAAATTTGAATGAAGTATCGCGCATGAATTGACCGATACCAAAGGACATTACAAGATCATCATTGTATCCTACTTGTGCTTCTGCTCTACCGTTTTTCCAAACAAATACTTTCATTTCCTCTATCAAACGTTTAGAGTATATGGTTACACCTTTATCAGATAATGATTCTTGGAATTTTCCAATACAAAGTGGTCTAGTTCTAGTACTCATAGTAAAACCCGGTACCATTTTACTTGTATCCATATATTCAGAAAAATATGAATCAGCGTTTATTTCACCACTTTTTGGAGAATAGTATAAGTTTGGATATCCTCTTTCAATTACTGTTTGAATAGTTGCCCATCCAATATTTGCATTTTCAATTATTAACAGTGCATTGTTATATTCAGTAGCTATACCCACAAGCAAGTATCCATATTCTTTTGTTCCAATTTGTCCTTTATATTCGCCTACTTGTGTATTTGTTTCTATATCTAGAATATGAAATGCAGAATAATCTTTTCCATCGCCTCGAGCAACGTCAGCTATAATCATATATGAGCGAGAATAGTCAGCTGGTTCCCATATCCATAGGTTTCTATCTGCTCCTCGTCTCTCAAGTGG